TTAATACTAACCTCAATACTAGCCGTTACAGTTTCGCTCATTTTGTACATCCCTGCGATGATGTCCAAGTTGACAGTCTTGTTGGAGAACAAAAGTACGAAACAATAGGCGCAAAAGAATATTTGGTTTGGAGATTAAACCAAAGTTATTAATCAATTTAGGATATATATGTTAATTGCCCCCAGTATTTTAGCAGCAGACTTTAGTAAATTAGGACAAGAAATTGTAGATGTGAGTCAAGCAGGCGCTGATTGGATTCATATTGATATTATGGATGGTCATTATGTACCTAACATATCATTTGGTCCTGATGTTATGAAATCTGTAAGACATTGCACATCAATACCATTTGATGTGCATCTAATGATAGAGCCTTATGAAAATTATATAATTTCCTTTGCAGAGGCTGGTGCTGACCATATTACAATTCACGCAGAAGCCGGTAATCATTTACATAGAGGAATTCAAACTATTAAAAATGCTGGTAAAAAAGCAGGAGTAAGTTTGAATCCAGCAACGAATGAAAGTGTTTTAAATTATATATTAAATGATATTGATATTATATTAGTTATGACTGTAAATCCTGGATTCGGAGGCCAATTTTTTATACCTGACCAATTAGAAAAAATTAAAAATATTAAGTCTATTGTAGGAAATAAAGATATTAAGATAGTTGTAGATGGTGGTATTAACTGTAATAATATAAAAGAGATTGCCGAAGCCGGTGCAGATGTTGCGGTTGCTGGTAGTAGTATCTTTAAAAAAACAGATTATAAAAAAGCGATACAAGAATTAAAAACTTGACAAATTTTCTAAATACATATACAATTAACTATTAGACATCCTCGTCTCAAACTCGGAGAAATAAATGATAAGCGATGAAATAAAACAAAGACTAAAAGAACGAAACGTAAGATTCCACAGCAACGACAATATTAGCGAACATATTGCCCCATACGAAGTAGAACTGCTACAAGAGGAAGTAGAACAAAAATTTAAAGCAGTACTAGACAGCCTAGTAATTGACACTGAAAACGATCACAACACAAACGAAACTGCAAAACGTGTAGCAAAAATGTATGTGCAGGAGATCTTCGGCGGTAGATACAAACCTGTTCCAAAAATTACAGCATTTCCAAACATGGGATATAAAAGCCTATACACTAGCGGACCTATATCAATCCGTAGTACCTGTGCCCATCATTTCCAAAATATCGTAGGCAAGTGTTGGGTAGGTATTGTACCAGAAGATGAAGTAATTGGATTAAGCAAGTTTAACAGGCTTGTACATCACATTGCAGAGCGTCCGCAGATACAGGAAGAAATGACTACACAAATTGCAAAGGCATTATCCGAGTATGCAAAGACTCCTAATGTTGCTGTTGTAGTTAAAGCAGAACATCACTGCATGACACACAGAGGTGTTCGTGAACATGAAAGTGACATGACTACTGCAATCATGCTAGGTGCTTTTAAATCCGATCCATATCTAAAGCAAGAATTTTATGACATATGCCTTAGTATGAAAGGACACCGATGAAGACATTAAGATATTCAGAAGCATTCTACTCAGTACAAGGCGAGGGCAATTTTATTGGTACTCCTAGCGTATTTTTAAGGAGCTTTGGCTGTAACTTCCGTTGCCAAGGCTTTGGATTACCTCGAGGCACAAAGAGGAAAAAATACAGTGACGAAGTACGTGCATTTTTAGATGACGGTGTTTTAAATAATGTACACCGCTTTGAGGATTTGCCTATGGTTAGGACGGGATGTGATACATACGCAAGTATCTATCCAGAATTTAAAAAGTATATGATGGATAGGACTGTAGATGAAGTTGTAGAACATTTGCTCAGTTTAACACCAGAAGGCAAATGGCAAATGGATAATGGACAGGACATTCATTTTATACTAACAGGCGGAGAGCCGTTACTATGGCAGAGATTTTGGATTGAACTATTTAAGCATCCAGGCATGGCAGATCTTAAAAATCTTACAGTTGAAACAAATACAACACAACCTTTAAACGATAAATTTTTTACGTTTTTATCTGAGCAAGAACAATTCCAAGTTACTTGGGCTTGCAGTCCTAAATTAACTGTTAGTGCAGAGCCTTGGGAAACTGCTATTAAACCACATACTGCCAGACAATATTTAAATGTACGTGGAAGTAAAATGTATCTTAAATTTGTAGTAGCAGATGATATTGATATCGAAGATGTAAAACGTGCTGTAGAACAATACATAGAAGGAAATGTGCATGTTCCTGTATATGTCATGCCTGTCGGTGGTTGTAAAGAAGAATATAGAGCTAATAAAGTAAATGTAGCTGAACTCGCACTTGAAAAAGGTTGGAGGTATAGTCCTAGGCTGCAGGTAGATTTATTTGGTAATAGCTGGGGTACATAATGTTAAATTGGTTTAAAAAGAAACAAAACGTTAATATATCTCCAGAAGCAGAGCGTAGATCAATACTTGCGAAGGAAAAAGAAATCGCTACAAGAAAAGGTAAAGCATGGGTAGCAGTACTTGACACACAGGTCAATCCAGACAATATTCGCAACGGATTCTTCGAATTAGACTGGAATAATCAATTTATTGAAGAATTACTTGATGCAGGCTACACAGGTGAAACGAATGAAGAAATAGTAGACCAATGGTTTAGGACTATAGCTACACAGATATTAAATGAACAAGGGGTTGACAACGACCGCGGAATCGGGTATATTAAAGTATAAACATTCTAATCTAAATAGATATGGCAACTTACATTCTAGTAGATAGTGCAAACACATTCTTCCGTGCTCGCCATGTTGTACGTGGCGACATTGAAACAAAAACAGGCATGGCGCTACATGTCACATTAAGTTCTGTAAAAAAAGCATGGCAGGATTTTAACGGTGATCATGTAGTATTTTGCCTAGAAGGTCGTAGTTGGCGTAAAGATTTTTACGCTCCTTACAAGCGTAATCGGCAGGAATCCCGTGATGCACTTACTGAACGAGAGGCAAAAGAAGATCGTGCGTTTTGGGAAACGTTTGATCAATTCAAAGACTTTGTTATAGAAAAAACTAATTGTACAGTATTACACGACCCGCAGCTAGAAGCAGACGATCTCATTGCAGGTTGGATACAGCATCATCCTAGTGACCAGCATGTAATTATTTCAACTGACGGAGACTTTGCCCAACTTATTGCAACTAATGTAAAACAATATAACGGTGTAACAAATCAAACTACAACAATAGACGGATACTTAACAGAAAAAGGTAATCCTGTAAAAGATCGCAAAACAGGAAAACCTAAACCTGCACCCGATCCTGAATGGCTATTATTTGAAAAATGTATGCGAGGTGACACTAGTGACAATGTGTTTAGTGCATATCCAGGCGTCCGTAAGAAAGGTACAAAAAATAAAGTAGGATTACTTGAAGCGTTCGATGATAAGAAAACAAAAGGGTTCAATTGGAATAATCTTATGCTCCAACGCTGGCTTGATCATGAAGGGGTCGAACATCGTGTATTAGATGACTACAATAGGAATGTTATGTTATGTGATCTAACTGCCCAACCTAAAGAAATAAAAAAAATAATAAGTGACAAAATACTAGGTACACCTAGTAAAGCTGTAGGTCAAGTAGGAATCAAATTTATGAAATTCTGTGCAAAACACGAATTAAATAGATTATCTGAGCAGGCTGATGCATATGCAAAAATTATAAACTCTAGCTATAACGGAGACACACAATGACAGTTCACGCAAAAGAAATTATCAATGGTAAATTTTGGATTTTAGAGAATAATGGAGAAAAAATTGCTACATTATCAGTGGATGATAATAAGTTTTTATTAAGCCACAAAAAAGGCATCAAATTTTATGATGACACAAATTTGCTAGAAACAGAAATTAATGATAAAATTATATGGGATAAATTAGAAATTACAGAAAGTATAACAAAAGAACTATACGGTTATCCAACTCGAGTAGCGCCGACAAACTCTGTTTATGATATTTCTAGAAAATTGCCATTATTTACCAAAGGAGAAAATTCAAAAAGTTACTACTGTGCCGGCTATTACATTATTGGGTTTGAAAAAGGTTGGCTGAAAAGTTTCTGTCCTAAACTTGTAACTTTAGAAAAATATCCATACGAAGGACCGTTTAAAAATAAGATCGACATGAAAACTGCATTACGGAAAAGAAATGGAAAATGATTTAATCAATACAAGTTCAATTATAAATTTTATTAAGATTGTTAAAAATGCAGATTTAGAACAACAGCGAGAAATTAAAATGTCCTTAAAAGAGGCTAAAACCTTATCATATGCTCTATCTTTAGTTTTAGCCAGATATGCAGGTAATTTAGAAAATTTTGTTGTAAGTGTCCAAGAAAATAAAAAAGAAGAAATAATTCAGATTACAATGGATGGAGGAAAAGGCTGGTAACTTATAAATATATTATTGGAAATATTTATGAGTAGACCACAACCTACAGTATTATTAGAATATATTAATAAAAATAATTATAAAGCTGAACAAGTTTTAGCTGCTGATGCAATATGGGTAGTATTGTATAATTCTAAACCTTTCAGTTTAAAAAGCTTACATAGTATACTAAATAATCCAGGTCCTAAATATAAAAAAACTAGTTTCACAAATCCCGGACATGCGTATAGTTTAGCAAAAAAATTGAATGCTTTGCACCAAACTGACAAATTCACTGTTATAAAAATAGATCAATTTGATGTCTAAAGAAACATATACTAAAATTTTTTTAAAACAAGCTGACATTGCTATATCTCCGCCAACTTTAAAACTGTACACAAGAAAATGGTGGCAAAATACTAGAGATAAAGAAACTGGCGGCATGCGCTTAACTGAAGAAGGGTTTGATTTCCTTAAAAATCAAATAGATTTAAGATTTTATGAAATACCGTTGCCTAGAACACTCAAATTGACCACACAAACTATTATTTTCCTTGATCAATTTATAACTTGTCCTTACTTCCTAGAGCAGAATAGTATTTTTGTCACAGATGAAAAAAAGTCTATGGAGCTACATCTTTTTAGTGGTGATTTAGAAAAATATGGGTTAACAAAGGCAATGAGTAGATATGACTGATAAAGAATTACAGGACATACTAGCTGAACTTTCCGATAGCCCATCTACCTTTAAAACTGCTATAGAGACATATAAAAACATGTCCGAATCTGACCTTAAACGAGAATTAGGCAAACAAATTAAACAAGCTAAAGAAAATTTTGAAAAGCTAGACATAATGCTAGAGGACTTGCAATGGGATATAGAAACTGAGCTTGTAAATCAAATTTTAGAAAAAAATTCTCAAAAAAACCCTTGACCTTTCCTACACACCTGCTATACTATTATTATGTTGCGTAACAGAGCGCAACGCATTTCAACCCTACTAGGAGATACTAAATGGATACTGCACGAACACTTTCCCCAAACAAAGCCAAGTCACGTATTTCACATGCTATCACTAAGAAGCGTCCAGTATTCATTTGGGGGCCTCCAGGCATTGGCAAGAGTGACATTGTGCATCAGATTGGCGATGCACTTGATGCTCACGTCATTGATGTTCGATTGAGTTTGTGGGAACCTACCGACATCAAAGGCATTCCGTATTACTCAGCAGAAGACAACAAAATGAGCTGGGCACCTCCAGTTGAATTGCCTGATGCTGCTATGGCTTCACAACACAAGGCTATCATCTTGTTCTTAGATGAGATGAATTCTGCTGCACCTGCTGTACAGGCTGCTGCATATCAACTTATCCTTAATCGTCGTGTAGGCGCTTACGAACTGCCAGACAACGTTTATATTGTTGCTGCAGGTAACAGAGAAACTGACAAGGGTGTTACTTATCGCATGCCTGCTCCGCTTGCTAATCGCTTTGTTCACTTGGAACTTGCTGTAAGCTTCGACGACTGGTTTAATTGGGCTGTTGACAACAAAATCCACAAAGACGTTGTAGGCTTCCTTCAGTTTGCCAAGCGTGATTTGTATGATTTTGATCCTAAGAGTCCTAATCGTTCGTTTGCTACACCTCGCAGTTGGAGTTTTGTGAGTGAATTGCTCGAAGATAATCTCGACGACGAAACTACAACTGATCTTGTATCAGGTTGTGTTGGCGAAGGTCTTGCAATTAAATTTGTTGCACATCGCAAAGTTGCTGCAAGCATGCCTAATCCAACTGACATCCT